TTCCATTACTCACTTCAATGTGCTGTTTATTTATACCGTATAATATTGCCATTTCTTATCAAATTCCAATAAAAACTGAATGTTACTTTTTAACCAATAGCTTAGATGAATGTTTCAACAGTTTTAGTCGTCATAAAATTCCTGCCAGTCCATAAGAGGGGGATGATGGATCACAACATCACCAAAACTGATTTTGGCTCCCCGGGTTAATGCTTCCAGCTCCCATCTTTGAGCTTTGATATCGTGTTTAAGCAATTCCTGTTCAATCTGAGGCAATCGCGCCCGTTCTTCAGGCGTCAATCTTGCCGATGGGGCAACATCACGGCCTTTAGTCGGGTCAAAACTTCGCTGTGATTTACTCACCTTCGGCGTTTCTTCACGTATACGCGCCACAATCGCCCTCACGGCGGCAGTGTCTGTCCAGTCAATAACTCGCAGGTTGTCAGAATTAGACGTTGTAAGGTCGCTCCCAGCCTTGCTATCGCGCCTATTTGCAGCCTGTTTCTTTCCACCTAACCCACAGTTATTGACAGGACTCCGAGGCGCGCCGGAGGCGCTTTTTAAGGTCAAAACCTCAACGTCAACGGCGGAAGCAACGATGCGCCATTGAGTTGTACGGGTTTCATAAACGCGGGAGTCGCCCAGGTGAGGCGCGAAAATACCCACAACTTTTTTCACTTCCTCATCGTATGCGTTCAGCTCATCAGCCACGCGGCGGGCTACACGCACAGTCTGATCGTCTCGTGGGACATTTGCGCCACCCTGGGCTGACATGTACGCCATAAAATCACCGGCATCAGCAGCAGCGCGGACGGCTTCCACTTCTTCGTCAAAGGTTTCAGTCAGACTGATGGAACGGATGCGGCGGCACTCACGGTATGAACCCATGGTTGGCAGGCCGATAGGGTGAAATTGAGGGATTCGCCAGGTAGCAGCCCAGGCCGTAACAGCGGCGGCGGAATCTGTTAGTAGCTCGCCGGTTTCGTGGTCGCGCTCGCCTTCCAGTGCGTAACCGTCGATGTTCTTTGCAATGTATTTGGCGATGTAGCCAGCCGCGCCGCCACGGTTCAGGTGCTTACAGTCAAAGCGGTTTTTAGCTGCGCCGCGTTCGTCACCTTCTTCTTTCATGGCGTATTTGCGCATGATATCGATCACCCGCTGACGCATGGCGGGCTTTGTGAATAACATCATGTGCCAGTGCGGGGTCGCGTCGTGGTGAGGCTCGACAACGCGCATCCCGTAAACAGACAGGCCGCTATCCTTGAACGCGGTGCGCATTTTGCTCCAGATCCCACACAGATAACGCTGTGCATCTTTCGGGGTATAGGCTTCTTTGTCCCAGGCATGATTTCGCTGAACGCGCTTTTTATCGCCCTTGCCAACCATGCGGGTCGGGTGATATTTGGACGGGGTGGTGATGGTCAGGAACATCCCGACGTCACCGTTTGCAGCGGCATATTTTTCGGTGCCGGCGATCGTGCTCATTAACTCCATGCGGCGGATTTCAGGGTTAGAAATACTCGCCATCACTTTGTCGATCAGACTGAAGCGCTCGCCGGTTTCGATGTTTTCCAGGTCGCAGCTTTTCAGATAGTCGAGATTCGACAGACGGCGCGCACGTACTTCACGGATAGCCTGCTTACTTGCATACGGGGAAGCATCACGGTTCACTTTGCCGATGGCGATCAGCAAAGATTCACGCCAGCGGGTGCGCTGGCCTTTAAACTGGCGTAACCACCAGTCCGGATTAACCAGCCGCGACATTGCAGCGATAGCGGAAACTGCATCCAGCTTGCCTTTGCAATACCTTGTCCAGTACATCGGCGTGACATTGAAAGCCTGTGCCATACCTGCAATTTCGCTGTACAGCTTGCACTGGGTATCACTCTCAAAAAGAATCGAGTTATCCCCGTTGTACTGAGCAAGAAGCTGATCACAACGGTCTTCATAGATTTCTTTCAGTTGTCCGGCGATGTCCTGGGCGAACCGGCGCAAGGGTTTATCGCTCATGCTCGGCAGCCGGTGGTAGGTGTCGGCCTCAGACATGAATTTCATGGAGGCTTTGACATTCATTGCGTGAGCCGCATTAACCGCCTCGACGCGGGGAAGGATGCTGCGAGCAAGGGTATAAACCAGGTATTTATTGGCGGCGTGAATGCCCTGCGTTTTCAGCAGATACGCATGGCGACCTGTGAAAATTTCCCGCAGGTCGGTAGAGAGGGCTTTTACTCTGATTAAAACGGCTTGCCCCTGATTGTATTCATCACGGGTAAGCGGTCTTTCGAGGCCAGAAACGGCCTGGCGTGGTTTATTCCAGGGAAACGCCCAGACTTCGGGCGTTTTAATCAGAGGGGTAAAACGGCTGGTCTGCATTACATACCGTCTTTGATATCAATGACCAGATAGCCAGCGTTAATACCGGCCAAGATGAGTAATGCCACTGAGAAAACGATCACTTGTTTCCTCTGTAATGTCTGGCGTTCAACTCGGCGAGTTCTTTGCAGTAGACACAAAGCTCAACACCTGGCAGAGCTGCACGGCGTTCCTCTGGTATCGGACGATTACACTCGATGCAGAACATTGCGGAAAAACCTGCAGTATTAGTGCGGGCAGCCTGAATCTGAGCAGAAAGGATGAGATCAGCGCGCTCTTGGGCGGTGTCGATTACATCAGCCATTGTTACGCCTCCGCTTCACTTTGGATTCGGCTAGCTTCAATGCGTAGTGCTTCTGCAGCTTCAATTCCTGTCATTTCACGTTTTAGGATAAAACTGGCAATCGCTTCCAGGCGGCCAGCAAATACCACCGCTCGATTGGCGCGTTCTTCATTACGAGCAGTGTCCAGCATCACCGATAAATCAGGAACAGAGGTGTAATCGCGTTTTGGTGAAGCTAAATCAATGCCCATAACTGGCAAACCAACAATATTCTGACGGGTGTTATCAATCATATTTTTCATGCAGAACTCCTGTTTTTGGGCAAACGAATGCCCGGCGAGTTGACGCCAATTAGTTTGAATACGGGTTAGTGTTTAATATTTATCTTGCAATCATCATCACTGATAAATTTCGGCAGTGATTCAGTTAAACCAAGCAAAGAATTTAGCGCCGCAACTACTTGATGCCTTTCCGTCGGCGTTAATTCAGCAAATTTCATCTCAAGATGGCGGCGAGATAAGCCAGCATGAAAACAGATTGTTCTACGCATATGCAGGGGCTGAGTATCAAATGTTTCCTGCGCTACATTCTTTCTGAAATCAAACATTTCTTTAATTCTGGAAAGATGCTTCTTGCCTATTTGAATATGTTTTTCATTCACTAAAGACATAATCACCTCAACTAAACAGACGCTTTAAAAGCGGTTTTGAATTTCTCACGGCCTGCGGGGCTGTGGCTTGTGACATTGAAGGGTTCCAACGCTTGCCACCTGGCAACTCGATGCAACCGTGACCAAAGTGGCGAGATGGACTCTGCTGTTTTAAAAAAGGAGCAATAGAAACAGCCATATTCACATCAGCCCATTTGTCGTGACGCTTGCAATAGCACCAACCGCAGATGCCAGGGCAGGGGATGCTTGCACTCGGCCTTGAACAACTAAACCGATCAGTGACAGATGGCGAATACCAGCATTAACACCTTCGAGTAAGGACATTCGACGCTGAGAACTGACCGCACCCCCTTTCACTGCATCAGCTGCAATAGAACCAACGGCGGCAGTTGCTTGTAGTGCGTAGGTTGATAGATTAGAAGTAGCAATCTCATTGACCGGAACTGACGGCAGGCAATTTATCTGTGCCAGCATGCCATCGAGAAGGGTGGCGTCCTCAGTCAGGTCAGTGATTAAAAGAACTTCCTCACAGGTAAGTTTATGAGGTTGTTCAGGGTTGAACTTATTGCGTAGGATTTGTGGTTTAGTTCCCATTAGCGCGGCAAGTTCGGTAAGGTTATGACGATTCACAAATGCCTTACATGCATCGTCAAAGTGAGCGTGTTTGGAAACGCGATAATCAAACATTGTTAGTCCCTGCTAGTTTGAATAATCTGACTCAACGATTTATGTAGCGGCACTTGATTGCTTGCTGACGGTTTTTCTCACGCCAGGCCTCAAGATTGATCAGGGCATTGCCATGACGTTCCATAACCACAGTTTGCATTTGACCTGTTTTTCGGTTTTTGCGTTGCTGGGTGATTGTGGTTGAAGGCGTGGGTGCAAGTAGGACTACTCCATTCGCGATCCATTTTTCAAGGACTGCGGAGCTGATGCCGTTGATTGCAGCAAAATCTTTCTTTGAAATTGTTGGGGAATTGGCAAGCGTAGTCAGTTGCAAACTTATTGAGTTGACGATAGTTGCAGATAGAGCAGACTCCAATGCAGGCAGGAGTTGGGAAACAACAGAGTTTAACAGTTCCTTAGAAACGGCTTTCTTATCAATGGCCACTTGAATTGCATTCTGGTCAGACATAAAGCAAAATCTCCCTTTGAGCAGTTTGAGTTCTACTGTGTAACATGTGGTGTGTTGTCACTTTAGAATACAAACATAGATTTGTAAAATGCTTTTGTATTTTTCAGGTGGACAATGTCTGAATCCAAACCTAATGCGTCGGAAGTACTTGATCGTTTATCTTCCTCTTATGGCGTCACAACACAGAAAGAGTTGGCTGCGTGTCTGGAAATCTCTCCTGGCAACGTCAGTGCCTGGGTGCAGAGGGGAAGCGTTCCCGGCAACGCCATCATCAAATGCGCATTAGACACTGGTGCAGATCTTAAGTGGCTAGTAACTGGTTTATTTGCAAATGCAAATGTGAAAAATACTAATATCTCAAAGAGTGCGAGAGCAGACCGCGGTAAAACATTCTTAAAAAAAATGTTATCTGCGGGTGGGAAGTCTGTTCTTAAACGAATTTTGGACGCTTACGGTTTCACTACTCAAAAAGAATTAAGTGAATATTTAGAAATTTCTACAGGAACGATCAGTACATGGGTTCGTAGAGAATACTTTCCTGGCGACGTTGTGATTACCTGCGCATTAGATACTTGCGCTTCACTTGAATGGCTCGCGACAGGGGAGATGAATAATGAGTCGCAAGAGGAAGCTGCAACCTCAGCGATACCAACGATTTCTAAAAAAATACTTTTGGCCGGCAAACTTGATGATGATGGTTATTGCTACATCGATGAGTCATTTATTCCGGAGGGAGTCAATTTTAAAAGCTTAAACTATGTACGTAGTGGAAAATCAGCATGGCTCATAGAAATGGGTGTTAATGAATTATCAAATGGATCTTGGCTGTTAGATATTGATGGCACGTTAGATGTTTACGTAGTTTCTAAACGACCTGGGAATAAGTTGCGCGTCATTGGTCAAGATGGCGAGTTTGAGTGTTCAACAAATGAAGTAATAGCAAAAGGGCTAGTAGTTGTTATATTAAAAAATGCGATATAGAAGTTAATCATCAGAGATGAGAAAATTTATATTAAGCGTTAGAAAATTGGCGGATGATTCTTTCTAGCAGAACGGCATTCAGGATGGGAATGATTTTTTATAATTATGAAAACTGGTAATAATTTAGCCGCTTAAAAATTAGTAATAAGCGGCTAATCTTGCTAATTTAGTAACATTTAACTATTAAATAATTTATTGATTGATATGAATATTGCTTCAAATCGATCTAGTGTTTCTTTAGAAAATTTTGTAGCGTTATCTCCTGACTGAAGAAGCTGATTAGCTGGGCGATAGTGATTAAAACGGTCCTTTCCAATAACCTTATTTATTTGCTTAATAGTAGTTGAAATTTGATTATCTAAATCAGAAGTTTTTATTTCTGCTATCTCACCAGAAAATGCAATATTAAAATATTTCAAATACTCCTCTTTTTCAAATAAGTCTTCTATATCTGCCTCGCTTTTATTCCCAGCAACAAATTCATCGAAGAAGAGTATATTTTTTTCTTTAATAATTTTTTGCATGATAAGATCTCGAACCTTTTGCTTTCCTTTTTGGTCAGTAAAGCTATCAAGCAGACATGCGACATCAAGCTTTGAACCGCGTAATAAAGAAATAAAAGTGGTTACTTTATCTAAACCACCAACTGGAACTATCGTAATGTCTTCTCTGAGAAAATTTCGATTTTCTCCCTGCAGCAATCCTGAGAAAAATGTCAGATATATTAAATCTGCTGGCCCCTCAACCAAAAGATTTTTTTTGGATATAAAGAGATTTTGAGCTATGTCATACCCTAGAGCCGCTTGGAGTGGGAATAGAGTATTAGGATCCTTTTCTTGAATTGAATCAGATATTCTGCTTCCAGAATTTGACTCTAAGCAGGTGCGAATTCTATCAAGATGCTCTGATTCAACCATAAATGGTGAATGGGTTGTATAAATAATTTGATATTTTTTTGAAAGATCATTGATAAATCTTAGTAAATCAGCTTGTGCAGATGCGTGAAGATTCAAACCAGGCTCATCAAGCAACAAAATATAATCTGACTTTTTATCGGATTGGATACGAGAGAACCAAACAATGAATGAAAAAAACCAATTAAAACCTTTACTTCTTCGATCAAGAGGAAGACTGATTTTATGTCTTTGACTCCTAACACGTATATCTAAATATTTTTCAGGCTGTCCTTGCTCGTTATTAATTGATTGTATTTTAAATTCTATATCTAAGTTTTCATTTGACTTCCAATAGTTAAAAACTTCTTTAGCTATTTTGTTAGACGATGCTTCAAGCAGTGCTACAAAACGCTCATACTCCCTATCTTGTGCACTGAGAATATCTTTAGGATCAATTTTTGCAAGTTCGAAAAGGGCACGCGCTGTCTTATCTTTTTCAGTATTTCCCTTCTCGTTTATCATTTTGTTTATATTGATCTTACCGTTTAAAGGATAATAATCATCGAAATACCAAAATTTAGGTAGGGCAGGCATAACGTATTTTCGATAGATGTAACCGCTTAAGTTATTCCACCCATCCGGTTTAGTCAAATAGTCAGCTACATTTTTTTGTAGCGTATCAAAGTCAACGTCTAGATCATTTTTCTGCAATGATAATATGCCGTTAATTTCATTCATTGCTGAAATCGTATTGTGAGTTTCTTCTGATAGTTGTAAATCTTTAGATATGTTTACAAGGAATTTATTATCATCGGCACTAAAACCACTTACTGCTATTTTTGGTACTCTATAATTTGAAACTTGAGTAAATTGATGTGTTGTGAAAACTCCATCACCCAACTCGTCATTAATTTTTTTTATTAGAACTTCTGGGATTTCATAAGTACATGAAATTATATTTCCTTTATCATCTTCATCCTCCTCAAAATCTATAAATTCATTTCTAGGGTAATCATGAACTTGGTCAAATATAAAATCAGGGTCTTTATCGTCAAAATAATTAGTTTTTGCAATAGCTGTAAGAAAAGATGTTTTCCCAGACTCATTCATTCCAACCAATGTTGTGATTGTAGGTTCAATATTAACCGATTGTTCTTCTTGAATACATTTGTATTTATAAATTTTAACATTGATTAACTTCATAACTATCTCCTAGTCCTTTTGAATAAATCTTGATGTTAAAAAAAATTCATCTCTTAAGTTTCATTTATGTTAACTTCCAATCCTTTCCACCAGCTTGTGTTTTTTTAGGTTAGAGAAGACTCATTTATGAATTTTATCTATCAAAATGCAGACCTAATCAAGTAAAATATCAACTTTAGCGTGATACGTACCTTAAAACTCGAAGATACACATACTTAAGATATTAGAATTACACTTTGAGCTTTAGATTCTTCTACCAGTGAAACCTGCTTTGTAAGGACACTTCTGATATTGACCTCCGTTTTCACCTGGCAACACTCAGACTGGCTTTAAGAATCCAGTAACTACTGCTGCTAAGTTTCATTTTAATTAACTAACATGTAATTATGACTAAAATCACATTACACTAATCACCTGACAGCAAGCTGCCGCCACTATGTCGCCACGGAATAATATAACTAATTGATTTTTATAGGTAGTATAAGTATTCGGTCTTTTTTTACTATTTGATTTATA